AAGAATACTCATCGGATTCCTAGTTCTTTCTCAGTCATGATTTTAAATTCTAATTTACGATCTGCACAAAACTCTCTTGCTGCTTTCCACTTTGCTTGATTTTTAGCGTATGTAACAGATTCATTAATCAGTGTTTTTCTTGATTTTCCTTTTGTTGCTTTTGGTTGTAATGTCTCTCTCATCGGTTTTACTTCTATTACTGATCTACGAATATTACTGTCTTTGTCTTTATATTTAATAAAAAAGTCGGGAAAATATCTACGGACACGATTTGTTGTTGGATCTAAGTAAGGAATCCAGAATTCTTCAGACGCCCATTCAAGAATGTTTTCGTTCAAATCACAGTAATTCATAAATTTTCTCTCCCAAAGAGACCTATAAATAATATTACATTGATCGCCTTTGTATTTTCGAGGATTAGAAGGTTTATATATTCCTTTATAACTCATATATAGTAATAACAACTTAAATTTATTTATCGTGTCAAGCTATAAAAGTGTATTCCCAAGAAGATCCGATATATTTCGAGGAGACATAAAAAATGTTGCGGATAGTGTCGCAAGGCCGTCTCTTGATACCTTTTATCAAGTTACTTTCTCTTTTGGTAAAGCTGATAGATGGTTAGGAACAACTGGTGATGATGCTAGAGGATTTCATAGCAAAGTTCCTTTTCCAGATACTAGAAGATCACAAGGTAGAAGATTCTCTGATAAAATGTCAATATTATGCACACAAGCTGAAATTCCTGGCACAACTTTTCAAACGGATCTTGCGACTGGACATCATCAAGGTATTGTAGAAGAATTTCCAAACCTCAGAACTTTTCCTCCTCTTAACTTAACTTTTTATGTTGATGCAGACATGATTATTTTGGAGACTTTAGAGAAGTGGATGACATACATTAATCCTATCTCTACAAATAAAAGAGATTTAAATGCATATGGACGTTTTAATTATCCAGAGGATTATAAAGAGATAATTCATCTCACTAAATTTGAAAGAGACACCTTTGCAGAACCATCATTTCCAAGATTCAACAATCAAGCTAGACTGTCAACATATGAGTTTGTGAACGTATGGCCTGTTGATTTAACATCAATGAGAGTTGCCTATGACAATGCAAATGTGTTACAATGTAGTGTGAAGTTTGCCTATGACAGATTTTTTACTGATTTTGGTTATTCTGATGTTCATCAATTTCCAATAAACGATCCAGTAAACGGTGAGTTTTTACCTTCTAATCCACAATTAAAAACTCAAAAAGCAAAGGATCTACCAGCGACAGAGAAACTCTCTGGACTTAGTAACGCACAAAAAAATAAATTTAAAAACTACGGTAACAATTAGTAAATTATTAAACAAAATATTATGCCATTACCAACCATTGAAACTCCAATATATGAGTTGAAACTCCCATCATCTAATAAAAAAATTAAATATCGTCCATTTCTTGTTAAGGAGGAAAAGATTTTAATTTTAGCATTAGAATCAAAAGATCAAGATGAAGTTACGAACGCCGTAACAGACGTGTTGAAGAAATGTATTTTAACTAAAACAGTCGATATAGACAGTCTTCCTACATTTGATATTGAATATTTGTTTTTGAATATTCGGGCAAAGTCAATTGGTGAGGATATTAAAATGACAGTTATATGTCCTGATGATGGTGAAACTAAAGTTCCAGTTACAGTATGGGTGGATGAAATTAAAGTCATCAAACCAGAAGATCATACAACTGATATTGTCATAGATGATAAGATGACTATGAGAATGAAATACCCATCGTTAAATCAATTTGTTGAAAATAATTTTGATGTGAAAGATGATCCAGAAGTCATGGTTGATAAAACTTTAAAAGTTGTTGCTGATTGTATGGATACAGTTTATACAGAGGAAGATGCATGGGAGGCTAAAGATTATACACCAACTGAAAGAGTTAAATTCATTGAGCAGTTGAATTCAAAACAATACAAAAAAGTTGAAAAGTTTTTTTCAACAATGCCTAAATTATCTCATACAATTGAAGTAATCAATCCAAATACGAAAAAAAAGAGTAGTGTAGTTCTGGAGGGTCTGGCCGATTTTTTCGGCTAAGTATTGCAAGAGAGGATCTTGAATCCTATTACCGTATCAATTTTGCTCTCATGCAATACCATAAATATAGCTTGACGGAACTAGAAAATATGATTCCTTGGGAGAGAGATATTTACATCGCTCTTTTACAAGATTATATTGAAACCGAAAAACTTAAGAGACAACAAGCAGAGGGTGTCCAAAAGTATGGATGAAGAAGAGTTAGAACAACCTAGAAAAAAGATTACTCTAAGTAATTTTTTTGATTCAATCGTATCGGTTGAAAAGGTGGCTGATCGTGCTCTAAAAAAGACAAATGCTAATTTCGATATAATTAATCAAAATAAATCTCTGATCACAGCTTTGACGCAAAGTTTTGATGATCTTAAAGTAGAAATAAGAGAGATAAAGGAATATATTACAATTGAAAGAGATATTAAAAAAGATGAATCACTCTCTCAGGAGGATCGAGAACAAAAGTTAAGAAGATTAGAAAGAACTTTTATGGGTGGTGAGGGATCTGAAGACTCTCTTAATCCAGAAGATAAAAAACAACAAGAGGACTTCTTTAAAAAAGCTCTTCAAAATCCAAATGTTCTACAGATTATAGCTGGAGGTGTTCTCGGAGCTGTATCTTTTGCAGGAGGAACTTTATTAAGTGCATTTGGAATTGGAACTGATTCACAAGAACAATCCGAACAATCTGGAAAAAAAGGTGGTGGATTTGGTGGATTTATTGATTTCTTGACTGATGATTTAACTGATTTTGATAGACAAGGTGTTGATGAAAGAACTGGTGCAGGCAAACCTAAGACTTACGGAAAATTTTTCGGTGGTCTTGTTGATTTAGTCACTGCTAATGCGTTTGATCTTGATAAATCAGGAGATTTTGTTAACTCTAGAGAAGATTTAGAGAGGATGAAAGAACTCCTTGAAGAGAGAAGGGAAGAGAGAAAGCAGAAGAAGGCGATGAAGAATATAATGAATTTCAATCTAGGTGGCCCAGTATTTGACAATGACAATGACACCACTAACAATGATGAAGATAGCGTTCCCGCTATGTTGACACCTGGCGAGTTTGTTGTAACAAAAGACGCTGTAGATAAAATTGGTGTTGATACTTTAAAAGGATTGAATGCCTCAGTTGGTGCAACAAATAAACCAACAAAAAATTTAAAGGGTAATTTTATTATCTCAAAGAGTGGAAATAAATTTACAAAGGAACAGGTAGTTAAAATGTCAAGAGATTATAAAGCACTTGTTGATAAAGAAAGAGCTTTTTCTCAAGGATTATTGAAGGTAAGTGACTTTTCAGAATTTGAGTTGTCAAATGATGAATTTGAGAAAAAATATTTAAAAGGAATACTTAAGGATATTGGAGTTGAAACAAGAAATATGGATATAGAACTAAGAGGAGGAGCAACTATTGAGGATTTAAATAAAATTATCACCACACAAAATCCTGATGCTGAGGAGGCGCCAAGATTACCTGGCCTTGGTGGTGGCGGTGGTGGCACAAATGCAATCACATCAAAAGCAAAAGATAGAACTCTTGAGGGGAAAATTAAAAATGTTGGTAAAATATTAACTTTTCCCCTTCATAAAAAAAGAGTAGACCCTAACGAAAAATTTGCTTCTGAAGAATATGTAACTGAAGATGACCCTTGGATGAATTTTAATAATGGTGGTCTGGTTGAAGGTGTGAAAAAAATGTTTAGTTCATCAGAAGATGAGATAGTGAAAAATCCATTTGAAGTAGAAAATACTAACACACCAGATTTTGCTCTTTTAACTGCTGTATCTGCATTAGAGGGTGGAGATCCTCAGGCAAGAGTGGATGTCGCACAGTCAGTCTATAATCGATACAATGAAGTTCAAAAAGATATAGCGGATGGGCCTGGAACAACTGCGATTACAGACTACACCAGAGATACTTTTAAATCAGACTCATCTGGTGTATTTCCAAAACTTACACTATCTGATATTCTTTTAAGAGATTCTCAATATCAACCAACATACATCGATCCAACTAAGAAAGAGGGCCCAAAGACAGCAGTATCAGATGAGTTTAAAAATGTTAAAGATAGAAAATCAGCTATCGTTGCAATGAAATCATATTATGATAAGAGAAAAATGCCAATGTCCATAAAACAGATTGAAGAACTATATGATCAAACTGTTCTTGATTTACAGGATCAAAAAATGAACAAAAGTGCCTCAGCTTTTGTGGGTGGAAGGACAGAGTTTAGAAGTAGTAAATTCTTCAAAGAAGGTGATCAATACAGAGGAGAATCAGGGGTTGATAATACATTTTTCAGTAACTTAGGAACTGGAACTCAATTAGAAACAGGAGCAGCGGTGAGTCCTTTATTAAAATCACCCTTAGAATCAGATTTGCAATCTAATATTTTACCAATGATTGAAAGCGTAACAAATAAATCAACTCAAAGCATTTCTGCCGCACCAAAATCATCTCAAGACAGTAATATTGTCATGTTACCTATGCCTATGGGTAATACTCAACCACAACCCGTAGTCGCAAACGATCCTGTCATTGCACCTGTAGCACCACCAGAAGTTACAACCACACCAGTTGCATCTACTATGAGCACTGTGAGTTTTATTAATATGATATCAAATAAACAATTGTCAATAGGATAATATCATGAGTTACAAAGGTAGTTATTTTATTACTAAATGTCAGTTAATTAAAAACGGAGCATCTTTAGAGGAGGATTATGACATAACTCGTGGAAATCCATCAATAAATTACTATGAGAGCATAACAAGCCCATCCATATCTATGACTCTTTCTTTTATCGATATTGATCAGATGATTAGTAGAGAGGGAATCACTGGCGGAGAGATGATCGATTTAGAAATAACTATACCAGACTTTGAAGAAAAATTTATAATTGAATCAAAGAAGCAAAAGTTGGTTCTGAATGCGGTTCGAGATGTTGTAACTTCTACGAATAAACAAGTAGCAACTTTAGAATTTGTTTCAGAAGAATCATTAATTAATGAGACATCTAGAGTTAATAAAAAATTTACAGGAAATGTCACACAAATTGTGAGTGAATTATTAACTAATGAATCAAATTCAGATAAAAAAGGAATTCAAACTGAAAAAGAATTTAATTCAGATCAAGCTGTAAATAAATATTCATTTGTAGGAAATCTAAAAAGACCCTTTGAAACAATTCAATGGTTATGTCCCAAAGCACAATCCTCCGCCAAGAATTTTGGTTTTTTATTTTTTGAAAATCGAGATGGTTTTCATTTTAAATCGATTGAGAATTTGTTAAAACAAGATCCAGAATTTTTGTATCAAAAACCAGATCGCCCAACGGAGACTGATCTTAGAATTATTGAAAGTAATTTAAATAAATCAAATGATATGGGTATGAATGCAAGAATGGGCATGTATTCAAATAGAACGATATACATCGACCTTGAAAATGAAACTTATGAGGAGACTGATTTTAATATTTCTGAATTAAATCCAGAGAAACCTTTGAAGGTAATTGAGACATTAAAAGAGAAACCATCTCGATTAATGTTTAGGATGTTAGATCAAGGAGCTTTACAAAAAGGGTCAACAAAAGAGGAAGTTGAGAAGAGAAATGAGCTTGCCGTTTATCAGAATAAATCTTATATTAGGAATAACTTATTATTTTCTCAATCCTTAAATATATCAACTCCAATAAATCCTGAGTTAAGAGCTGGACAAATAATTGAGGTTCAATTTCCTCTCAAGGCTGATGCGAATCAAGAATCTACTGATAAATTTGGAAAGGATAAAGATAATGATATTAGTGGAAAGTATTTAATATCTGAATTAAGGCATGTGATAGGAGGTGGAAAGTCTTCAACTCAACTTAATTTAATTCGTGATACATTTACCGCTTAAATAAAAGAAACAGGAGAATCAAATGAAATCAATCGAAGATCACATTGAATACGATAAAAAAATTG